TCTAAGACTTCGCCTTTTGTTCCAGTAATTCCACCGTCTTCGTCAACAACAACGATGTGTAGTTCATCTCCTGAACCACCAGCGTTTGTAACGAATGGTGAAGTTCCTGGTGCTTTTGATACTAAGTCATAGAATTCCCAATATCTAGTTACTGTAGCGCTGTTTGTTAGAGCTGCAAATAAACCAGAGGAATCCGATGCAGTAAAATGCTCAGGCTCGTCTTTTCTTTTGATTGTAATATCGTTTGTATTTTTCGATAATACTTTGTAGTTATATTCATCTCCAAAGTTGATGATATCGCCAACATTGATAGATGTACCAGCACTTACTGTTACTACAGTGTCACCAGCAGCCGTTGAGCTGTCGTTAACTGTAATACCACTTGAAGAATAAACTGCTGCTGAAGGACATGTAGAAACTTTTAAGTTATTTCCCCATGAACCAGCTGTTTGAGCAGCCCATAATCCAATTGAACCGGAACCATCTGCGTAGTTGTCAACATAATCACTTAGGTTCTTAATAACAAATGTACTACCACTTTCGGTAGCATTTGATACTGAAGAGTTCTGTGTACGAATGACCCTTAGAGCGTTTGAATATTGTAAGAAGTTAGCAGCTGAGAAAAAATCCTCAAAGTTGCTGTTGTCTGGTTTCCCAAACACACTTACTAATTCTTGCTCGCTAGATATAGTCGTAATCTCGTCAATAGGTCCTTTTCTGAATTCACCAGCAAAGGCGCCAATTGATGTTGATACGGCAGGAATTATTCTAGTTAGGTCTTTTTCCTGTACGAGAACACCTGGTGATACTTGAAATGCCATTAGGTTTCTCCTTTAATTAGCTAATTAAACAATTTTTAGTTTTAAGCAGAATATTAATATATTGTGCAATACTCGTATTATTCATACGCCCATAGTCAAATTTTCATTTCTTACTTATTGATATTTATAAGAACCATGGCCTAGACTACTGCCCCTTACGGACTACGGGGTGCCAGACTGTACCATATTCATCAATTTCTGGTTTATGTTCGTTTAGTCCGTCATCTACAAAACCAAATGGTGCCATGTCTTGCTCAATTAAGTTTTGTTGTTCTTCATATAACATTTGTCTTGCGTTTGTATCAGTCATCTCTTTGAAAAAAGGTTGATTAGATAACCAACCAAAGATAACTAAACACATCATCAAATCGTCATTATTACCCTCATCAGCTTGCCATGATTGGCCTCTTCTTACAAAGGTTGACATCTCTTCGATAATATTGAAATCTTGTATTTGTACCTTATCACTTTCGATAAGTGTTTTAATATTAGCACAACCAATCTTTTTAATTTGTTTGGTCATCTTGACACCAAATCCTGAACCACGACCACTAAACATAGCGCCTAGTATTTGACCAGCACGACCTCTATTTGTAGTCATTAATAGGTTGTCGTATTCTAATTCAAAGTTTAATGCTTCTGCTATCTGTTGACCTAAGTCATTTGTTTCTACTAATACATGAGCTCTGTTGTATGCTTTACCAACTCTGTCAATAATACTAGGAAACAATAAAGGTTTAATATCGTTGTTCTTATATTTGGCAACCACCCTATAAGGCATTTGTGATACATCCATAACAACAAACGCTGAATAATCTTTCATTACACCTCTGGCAACATCAACTGTAATAGTATATGTTTTGCCTTCAATCGGGTCTTCATATACATCTAAACCACCACTTGAAGTTTTAGGTGTAGTGAATGCCATGTTTTTAATTTTAGCAGGACTAATAAGTGTATTTACAGAACCTAAAAATTCACATTCAAACTCTTGTTGGAATTGTTCTGCTGAGGTGTTTCTGATTGTAGCATCTTTCCAGGCTTCATCTCTACCTGGCACCTCTGACCAATGTACTTCAATAGGCACATAGTCATTTCGTTTTTCTACTGCATCTGTCCACAATTTATAAAACTGGTTCATACCATATGGTGTAGATACAATAATCATTTTAGTTTTATGTCCAGAAGATATTGTAGGATATACAGCACTAAAGAACATTTCGGCAATATTAGGTGGTACGAAAGCAAACTCATCAAGGAAGATAATGTTGTAAGAACCACCTCGAATAGCACTTGAAGATGTTGCAGCCGCCACAATGACTGACTTGTTTTCTAATTCAATGTTACCTTTGTTCCAGTTGATAACACCTTGTTGTAACCACTTTGGTAAATTTTCATATGCAAGTTGTACTCTGCCTAGAATATCTCTAGCAGTAGATGATTTGTTTGCTAGAATAGCAATATTAGAATTAGGATTGAAAAGAGCATAGTGAAGCAGATAAGACACAGTAGTTGTAGATTTACCACTTTGTCTAGGTAGTTTACAAATAGTGAAACGGTTGTCATGGATTGTCCTTACAATATGTTCTTGAAACGGATACATTTTAAAAGGTACTAAACCCTCATCAAGAGAAACAATCCTTATGTAGTTTCTCATAAAATAGATAGGGTCTTGAGCACACTTTTGATATTCTTTTATCTGTTCTTTTGTGAATTCAATAGGTGTGTTAACCTTTTTAAGATTCGGGTTACCTAGATATGCGTCACTCATCTAATATAACTCCCTCAATATGTGTGTATCCCATTTTGATGGCTGCCTGCACTCTTTGACTGCCTCTGAAAACTGAATATTCTTTTTCTGCATATGTAACATTACCGACACCCTTTCTAGGTGTTTTAGATACACTATATTTTCTGACTTCTATTGGGTTTAACAGGTCTTTACCACGAATTAAATCTGGTAACGGCGTCATAGACTTGATGTAGTGTATCTTATCTATTTCAAGTATTATCTTGTTTGGTACCTGTTTCTGTGCCTTCAATAACTTCATCATCTTTCCTATTTAACATTTTTTGTAGTTCATTGGTAGAACCTACAAACAAAGCATTCTTAATATTTGTGTTTGCTGACTTAGGTAACTCTTTTAAATCTTTTAATTTCTTTTGCAAGTCTTGTAGTTTATCTACAGTTTGTGCAACTTGACCAATTAATTGACCAGCTACCTCATATGCTCTAGGGTGTTGACCCTCTTTTGCAATATCTAATATGCCTTCGATTGCCTCATTACCTTTGTCAATAAGATTATAATAGTTATCTCTACTATTTACATAATCATTATCAATATCATCTTTACTTTCGTCTATCTTTCTAGGTACAGGTGCTGGTTGTTCAAACTCAGTCATAGAAAACTTTTCTTCTTTCTTTTCTATACCTAAAATTTCATTTACATTATCTTCTAATTTACTCATCATTTCCACTCGTAGGGTTATATCGTTTACTATCATTATGAAAAGTTAAACTTGTTGTAAATCCAAAATCATCATCACCATCAGCAGATGTAGGATTTGGCACTACAATAATTCTCTCTTCTCTTGTTAATGGACTATCAGTATCAGTACCAAGGTCTGCTTGTACTTTTTTAATCACACCTTGATTAGTCATTGGTCCATATAGATAAGTCTTAGCAGTAAAACTTAATGTATAAATTACTGCTCGTCTTTGTGTAAATTCACCATTGTATGTGTCTTCATAGTTTACACTATTTAATATTATAGGCACATCTCTTTTTATATCTAACTCAGGCACCATGTTCATTGTTACTGTATATTCTGGTTGAAAGAATGGTAAAATTTGTTCTACGATTTGTAGACCATTCTCAGCAGTTGCTGTAAAAGAATATAGATTAAAATTAATATTGTATGGAACAGGTGTATAATTGTATTCCATTTTTTTGCCTTCTTCACCAGATTTTACTCTGATAAGTTTTTGCATTTTATTAATTTTTCTTGTAGCGTCATAAGATAAACCAGTTATTTCAAAACCCATTCTAGGTAATGTAACTGCAACCTCTCTATCTTGTGATAGATTAGCCTGTTGTTCTAATCTTACTAAAAACTTTTCCTTAGGTGCATATGCCAAAGGCACTCTAATTCTTTTTGTGATTGCACCTGTACTACTAGTATTTTGAATTATTACATTGTTAAATATTTGGCCAAATGCGATAGTTAACTTTCTTAATCCTTCGTTATAAAAATGAGTTCCAAACATTATTCGTCAACCTCTCCAAATGGATTTCTTTCTGTAAAGTCAAGTATATCATCTGTTGTGCTTGTTGTATCATAACCTGCTTCAGCATTTAAATCTAAATTACTTGCATATGGCGATTGTGTCTGTATATTAGCAGCTACAAATGTTTCTTGCATTAACAATGCTGGTTGACCTGTAGAATAATCGTGATAATCTTCTAACATAATTGAACCTGCACCTGTCAATACCTCCTGACCATACTCTAAAGTTAATTTGTGTTGTAATTGGTCAAGTGTGTATTTGTCTTCTACTTGGTCTAGTAATTCATTACCAGTATTAATCTGTTCGTTAGCATATTCCCAACGAGTTACTTTTAATTTATAAACAGGTAAGTTACCAAGTTGATAGAACGGCTCTTGGTCTTCTACGAATTGTATTTCGAAATAAGAGTTTAATAAAGGTACAAAAACTATATCACCCTCATTAGGACGACCACTTGCTGTTAATGTTGCTTTACTACCAACATGGTCTTCAAATCTTCTTTTCGATAATACTAAAGTTGTATCATCTCTAATTTCTAAACCAAACTTGTTAATGATTTCATTTTCACCAGCAAATCCTTCAGTTGTTTCAAAATACATTTCTAATAGATAAGAGTCGTCAAATCTACTTGATGTATCTTCTCCTAAAACTAAATCTCTATTGACAAGTGTACGAGGTAGATAGTAAATATCCTGTCCAAAAATCTTTAGACTTTCAATTATAATATCTTCATGCAATCTCTTTTCAGAGTCATTGCCGATACCTCTGCCGCCTTGAAAATAGTGGTTTACTGCCATGATTTGTTATCCAATCATCATTGCTGGATTTAATTCAAAGGTACTTCTAATCTCTTGTTCTAACTTTTCAATGTCTTGTAAAGCCTCTGAATAAATTTGTCTTCCATTTAATGTAACTCCACCAATCATTGCTACACCATCAAACTTAGATAGGTTAGCCCCCCATTGTTTTTTAAATAATGCTGTAACATATCTTTTTAAAAATATGTCATTGAATACATCTGTATGTACTGTAGGGTCCATTTTTCTGTATGCTTCTATTACGATATATTCACCTACTTGTAAATCATGTGTCCAATCCATGTCAATGT